ATGAATTTCAACTATTTGTTTAATAAGGAAATTATTTTGAAGCTTCTGAAACTGACGCTCCTGCTTTCCCTCGCCTTCATGTCCTTTACCTCACAGGCAAATGACGTCGCCACTCTCAAAAAATCACTTAAGCCATGGCAGCCGATCGAGGTTTCGAAAAGCAGTGATACGCTAACGGTGACACTCAACGAGAACCAAATCACCCCTACCGTCTACGATGCGATTATAAGCGCCGGTGCCTGCATGGATATCTGGACTAAGGATGTCCCTGTCAAGTATCTGAAGACCGTCAAAGAGCTGCACATTCTCAACAAGCATAAAGCACAGGGTTATGTGCTGGAAAACCCGCTCGATACCTGTAATGAAATGGGGAAAGAAACGGAAGTAAAAGCTAAAGCGGTCATGCTTTCACACACGCGGCTTTTTAAGTAATCGGTATATAAAAAGCCCCGCATTTGCGGGGCTTTCTCTTGGTCACTGCCAGTGCATTTGTTGCTGGCCGGATGATGTCGGGTGCGGTGCCGCTGGTACTACTACTCCCGGCGATACAATAAAGCGCTCGACCGTTTCGGTGGTCACAAACGTCGCGCTGCAGTTGATGTTTGTGCACTGGTGATACCGCTCTTTGGTCGTGTCAGTAAAATAGCGACTTGTGCGGGCGTGAGCGGCAAAATGGCATTTTGGACAGTGAAACATGGCGAGCACCTCATTTAATTTCCGATGAATTAATTTTACTCACTTTATCCTTATATAACAAACACTTAAAAACAAATCACTGCGTTAATTCTTCGCTTTCGTACTCCACATCCGAAACCTTAACCTCAAGCTCTAAGCCCGTCGTGTAGCCGTTCCCGCTGAGGTTATGCACCACCCGGCTGATTATCCACGCCTGATCGTCTATGACGCGCTTAAACCCTTTCACCGCGATTGGCGTTTCAGGAAATAAATCTGCCCGACCTATCGCCAGCGAGATTGAAAACTCCGCAACGCCGCGCTGCAGCTTGTCCCACTTCGCCTGAGCGGCGCGCATGGCCTGCGCCTTTGTCGCGTAAATGGTTGTAAGCTCCAGCACGTTATCAGCCTCACCGGCCATATACTCACCCTCGCGCGCTTCCTGCTCTTTTTGGGCTTTGGCCTTTGCCGGGGCTTTGGTCGCTTTCGGGTGCTGCAGCGCGCGGAGGTGCTTCTCTTTGGGCTTTCTCTTGAGCTTCACCTTTTGCTTTTGCGGCTTCGGGTCTTTGGTGTGCAGCCACTTTGCCGTCACGCCGGTGTAGGCTTCCCGGTCAGCAATGGCAAACTGATGACGATCGCCGTCCCCGCGCTCAAGCGTCATCTGCGGAATGGGCTTTCCGCTGGCCGTCTTACCGCTCCCCGCTTTCAGGAATAACAGTTTCCCTGCTTTTACCGAAACCGACGCCCCGTTCCGTTCAGCCAGGCGGGACAGAAACACCGCGTCGGATTCCTGCGACTGGTCAATGTGAGGCACGGCGACGGCTTTCAGCGTGTCGGCCACGCTGGCCGTCAGCTTATTGCGTGCCGCAATCGTCTCCACAATTTGCCCAAGCGTGGTGTCATGCCATGACTGTTCCCGGCGAGAGTTCAGCGTCCCGCGAAAATCGGCGCTTCGCCCCCGGATGGTCAGCGTATCAGGTGCGCCCCTGTGCTCGATTTCGTCGACCGTGAACGTCCCTTTTTTTATCAGCGCGGATCCCTGCCAGCCTAACCACAGCGTCAACGTTGCGCCGCGCGGTGGCATTGCTATCTGGCCGTCAGTGTCATCGAGCTCGATATCGAGCTGGTCGGCCTCGAATCCGCGATTATCGGTCATGGTCAGGCTGATAAGGCGGTCACTAAAATCCTGGGTGATATCGTCGTTATCGAGCTTGAGCATAAACGCCGGGGCAATCTTCGCCCCGGCCTGAATATTCATACCTGTAATCATCCCGCCAGCCCTCCCAGCCAGTCACCCGCAGACGTGACCAGATTGTCGGCCTGCGTTTTCAGGTCGCCATAAATGGCCGCCAGCGATTTATCGACCCGCTTAAGGGAAAGGCTAAACTCGATTTTTCTCGCTGCTCCGTCGCTGAATAGCTCGGTGTGCGTGTGCGTCACTTTGTCGATGACATACATGCCGTGGATCATGCCCGTTCCGTCAATCAGCGGCCACGCGCGCCCCTCGTCTGCCATCAGCTCGATGGCGGTCAGTGACAGACGTCCGCCGGTAATTTCGGGATAGAGCACGCCCGACAGCGTGCGCGTGGTTTCCCCTTCCCCGAGATATTGGTAAGCCGGTGGCTTGCCGATACGATCGTTTGACGCCCAGCGATAATCCTTCGAATACTGCATGGACTGATAGGGCAGCGTGCGGCGCTCAAACACAAACAAACCTAAAACCATTAACATGCTTTATCCCCCTCAGTCATGGCGCATACTTGAGCGCTGACGCACACGGTTTTCCCGGTCGAATTTATCGACGGCCTCGCGGAGCTGCCGGTCAAGGTCGCTGCCCGGCGCGATGCCACCATTCAGGTTGATGTTATATTCTGGCTTGCTCTGGTCGACGTAAGTCTTACCAGTCGGCGCCGTTACCGGCTTATATGCCTGATAGCCGCCATATGCTGAGGTTGCCGGAATATAAGATTTATTTTGCGAGCCGGTGGCGGCAGTGGCTTTTGCGGCCTTCTGGTCAAGGTCGCTTGATTCTTTATTGATAACCCCGAGCTTTTCCAGCAGCCAGTTAACGCCGGTACGCAATGTATTAAAGCTTTTGAGCGGTAACATCAGCGCTTCGGCCAGCATCTTACCGAACATCACACCCTCATTTTTGCAGCTGTCGAGCGTCTCCTGCGTCGACTTAACCGGTGCGATCAGGTCTTTAAACCACTGCCACGCCGCTTTAAGTTTGTCACCCAGCCAGTCAAAAACCGGCTTTAACGGTTCGAATAATTCCACTACAGGGGCAAAAGCCTGCTTTAGCCCCTCCATTACGCCTGAGAAAAATGCGCTTATTGGCTCCCAGTATTTGCGGATAAGCAGCGCACCGGCGACGATGGCAACGCCAATAGCCACAATCGGCCAAGTAAGCGCCCCAAGCACGGTCATGATGGCACCGCCCACCACAGAGAAAACCGTCCCGAGCAGTGATGCACCGGCAATCAAAATATTAATGCCGGTAATGACCGGCCAGGCGACCAGACCAATTGCCCCGAGGATGCCAATAATTGTCAGTGCGCCGCCTGCTATGATGCCGATGGTCTGCGCCAGCCCCTGATTTTTCTGGATCCAGCCGTCGAGCTTTAACACATATTTCGTGGCAGTTTGGGTGAGCTTACGCAGTGACCCCTCCTGCTGGTCAAACAGGTCAGTACCGACGGCCTCATAGGCTGACTGAAATTCTTTGAAGTCGCCGCCGAGGTTGTCCTGCATGATTTTGACCAGCTCAGCGGTTTTCCCGTCCGAGGCTTTAAACGCCGTCGTGAGCTGGTCGAGTTTGCCGCTTGAGGCCGCGGTCATCAGTACCGCCGCCGCCGAGCTGGCTTCCTCACCAAAGATGGTTTTCATGTACTCGCCTTTCTGGCTTGTTCCGAGATTATTTTTCTCAAAACTGCGCTGCATTTCTTTCAGAATGGCGAATATCGGGCGCGTGTTGCCCTTGCTGTCAGACGTTTTAACGCCGAGCTCTTTGATAGCCTCGTATGCCTTACCTGTCGGAGCCTGCAGTCGACTGAGGACGGCACGGCTTCCGGTCCCTGCCATCGAGCCGGTGATTTTGGCGTCATGGAGTGCGCCGACCATTGCGGCGGTCTGCTCGATACTGACCCCGGCATTTTTTGCCACCGGCGCAGCATACGTCAGCGCGTCGCTCAGTCCGTCAAAGTCAGCGGCCGTTTTGTTCATAGTCATCGACAGCACGTCGCCGATGTGTGCGATCTGGTCGTTAGACATCTGAAACGCGGATTTCATCCCCGTCAGCAGCGCGGCGTTTTCTTCCATCGAGCGCCGGTTAGACAGCGCCATATTCAGCGTGACCGGCGTCGCCGCCTGAATCGCTGCGGCATCCCCGCCGCTTTTCGCAATGATAATCTGCGCGCTGGCCGCATCATCTGCAGACGCAGCGGTATTGTCCCCGAGCTGGCGCGCCTGTTTGCGCAGCGCCTCCATTTCGGGCGACTGTTTATCGACCCCGAGTACGGCCTGCAGCTCAGAGTTTTTCTGTGCAAAGTCATAACCGGGCGTGAGTAATTTCACTCCGGCGATCGTTCCCGCCGTGGCGATACCGACGCCCGCCGCGCCTGCCGCTGCAGCGCCTCCGGCAAGAGATTTACCGGCCTGATAACGCTCTTTAACGCGACTGAGTCGCGCCTGCTGTTGACTGACCCGCGCCAGCGCCTCGCGCTGCCGGTTAAGCTGAGCGGTCGTCTCACTGATGCTAGTTTTCAGGCGGCGCTCATCCGCCGACAGGGTGCGGGTATTAATACCGGCCTGCGCGAGCTCGGTGCGCTGGCGCTGTACCGACTGCCTGAGGCTGTTGTATTTGAGCTGCAGGTCAGCGGCGGATTTCTTTGCCGCCTCCATCGCCCGCGCCTGTGCGGTTGTAGGGTTCTGCGTGTTTTTAAACTGCACGGCCAGCGCGGCGGCTTCCTGTTTGGCCTTGTTAAGCGACTGGCCTGTCACGGCAAGCTGTGCGCTCGCTTTCCTGAATCCGTCAATTCGGGACGCCTGCGCATTCAGATCGCGCAGGCTGTTTTGAGAAGTGCGGATATCGCCAGCAAGGGTCTTGCTGGCAGTCTGGATAGCTTTAAGCGGTCGGCTTGCCCGGTCAACTGCGTTCAGCAGTACCTCAAGTCTGACGTTATTGCTCATGGTGGTGTCCGCTTCGCTGCAGCGCCTTTTCGCGCCATGTGATGAGCTCGGTCACGCTCAGGGAATTCAGTTCTGATGGCGGCCAGTGAAATATCACCGCGATATCCGCCATCAGGTCATCGACCGTAAGGTTTTCCGGGAAGGTCAGCGAGCCGAAGATGGCGACAAAAAACCGACCACCTTACCGGCGAACAAAATCAGGTCTGACGCTTCCAGACGCATAACCTCGGGCTCGGTCAGCGCCGGGTATGTCATGCGCGGCAGCACCTTAATCAGCGCGTCAACGTCAGAGTTTGCCAGCGCAGCCAGACTGACACCGCGCAGGGTTCCGGCATTGGGTTTGGTCAGCGTCACCTGTTCGATTTTTTGCTCACCGCGCATGACGGGATTATCGAGGATCACAATATTCGGGTTTTCGGTTTCGGTGATGGCGGTTTCGTTGATGTTTTCCATGATGTTGCTCTCTCTTAAATTCAGTAAGCGACCGGCCAGTCAGGCTGACCGGTCAACGGGTTACAGGCCAATCGCCCGACGGTGCTCAGCCAGACGGTCGACGCCGTCGACTTTCATCACCATGTTGATGACGTCAATCTCGATGACCTCCTTGCCGTCAATGGTGAGCTGGTAATAAGCGCACTCTGTGGACATTTTGGTCGTGCCGCTTTCGCCCTGTTTGTTCTCGCCGCCGTCGTACTCCTTGTGACGGCCACGCATGACCACCTCAACGGCAGAAATTGCGCCGGTGTCATCGCGCTGGAATGAGCCAGTGAAGCGCAGCGGCACGCTGTCCGCGCCCGGTGACGCGTACTGCGCCCACAGCTCAACGTCTGGCAGGCCGCCCAGCGTCCACTCAAGCGACAGCGCATCGTCATCGAGCCCGAGGTCAATCGACACCGAGCCCGGCATCCCGCCGCCGCGATATTTCTCCAGCTTTCGGGTCAGCTTTGGCAGGGTGACGGATTCAACGACGCCCATGTAGCTGAGACCGTCGTTAAACATGTTCAGGTATTTCAGTTTGCGTGGTAACGCCATGCTCTGAGCTCCTTAGCTGTTGACCGAGTCTGACAGGTCTGCCAGATAGGTATCGGTGATGCGCTGGCGCAGGGTCAGGTTTTCCAGCGGCGGGACGGGGGTGTAGTCGTAATCGATATACAGCTTCCCGGCTTTGAGGGTTTCCACGGTGTTTGACTCCGGGTCGTACCAGCAGGAGCCGTCAACGATATAGCCGTTATTTTTCAGCTCGCGGAATTTGGCATTGATACCGGCGACGATATCGCGGATAAGCGTTGCGGAAACGGGCTTATCCATCGCCCACGCGTGCGCCTCCGCCATCGTGTCGGCCAGCACCTGCGCCGTGCGGGTGTAGTTTTCAAACACGAATAACGGATCGTCAGAGCAGGTGCGGTTGCCCCAAAATTTAAAGCCGTCGTTGCGGATGAGCGTTGTCACCCCGGCCTGATTCAGCAGGTTGGCGTCGGTGGCCTGCTCCTGCAAATCCCATGAGACCGAGGCGCTGACGCCGGTGACGCCATTCACGCCGACGTTAGACAGCGTTTTGTGCCAGCCGGTCTCCTGGTCGATTTTGGCGCGCAGGCCGAGCGCGCGGGCGGTCGCCCATGCAATATCGGTTTCGTTTGCTGTGGTGTCCCATGCCAGAAAATCAGGGTGAATGACCATCAGCTCGCGCTGGCTGAAGTTTTCACGATATTTGATGGCATCGGAAATGGTCTTGCAGCCCCACGCGCTCACGTAGCCGAACGCGCGCAGGCTCTGACAGGTTGACGCAAGCGCGGTCGCCACTTCCTGCGTATCCAGCCCCGGTACGCCGAGAATGCGCGGCTTAACGCCGGTGACGGTTTTCGCTGTTAACAGCGCTTTCAGCCCGGTGTATTTGCCGTTTTCGTCGGTCGTGCCGATGATGTTGGAAATGGTCTCTTTCTGCGCCGCTTCCGGGTCGTCCGGGTTTTCAATACCTTCGGGAACGCGCACCACCACAATGACCGGCTTGCACTGGTCGGCGATGGCCTGCAGGGATTTTGACAGCGTGCCTTTTTTACCGGCTTTGCCGATCGCCGTTTGCACACTGGTAATCAGCACCGGCTCGTTTAGGGGGAAAGTCTTTGCGTCTGCATCGCTGGCCGTGCAGACCATGCCGATGATGGCCGTTGAGACGGTGGAAATGGTGCGCGTGCCATCGTTAATCTCGATGACCTCGACGCCGTGATGATAGTCGCCCATCTGTTTAACTCCGTGGTTAAGGGGTGCGACTATTTTCTGTTGTGTATTCTGCAGGCGCGATGAAAGGGCGTTGGCGGAGGGATAAAACAACAAACAAAAGCCCTCCGGGTGGAGGGCTCAGTTCACGCGGCTAATTCAGGCCAGTGAATAACCGGGGCGGCTTCGGTATCTGTCGCCTCAAGCGCTTCGATATAATCAAGCACGTCATTCAGTCTGGTGACTTCTTTTTCGGTTAAACTGCGCCCGTTCATTTGCTTGAGCTGGATAACGGAAACCGACTGCAGCGCAGACTCAATCAACGCCCGGCGCTTTTCCTCCGCCTCCGCGATAAGTTCGTCACGGGTAGGAGCCGGTCGCTCCTGCAGTACCGGATAACACTGCTTATTCGGAACAATGATTTTACCCTGTGAAAGTCCTTCCATCAGGTTGCGGTAGTCCTCATCCGATACGCGCACAAAGAAGCCCGGCCACGTTCCCGCCTTGCGATATTCGGCTTCGAGCTCATCGCAATAAAAGCCGCCCGTGCTGGCACGATATACATAACCCATGATTAATAACCCTCCGCGCTCCAGACGAGATTAACCGTACCGCCACCGGCAATACGCAAATTAAAGCCGGTTCTGTCCATGTCAAAAGGCTGCATGGCCGTTCCGCCAGACCCGACATTGCTGTACTGGTTAGCAACTACCGAAATGCTTGCATTTGGGAACGCTGTCGGAAAGGTAACGCGCCCGCCGTTTGCCACGTTTGCCGTTACCCCTGACTGTCGCATAGCTCCGGTGCTGGCGCACCGCCACCACATAAAACCACCATTCCACCCGGCCGTATTTGGTGGGGCATAACTCCCCACAGGCTGATAACGTGAATCGCTCTCTGCCTGCGTGTAAGCCACTTTTGGCGGCGGATTATTGGGCGAATACGTGCGCACCCCCGGCGTATCGTATAACCCGGAACCTGCCTGAATTAGTCCGGCACTGCTGATATTCCGCCCTGAATAAATATCATCAGTGGCACCAAGATAACCATTTACCGTGACGTTGCCGTTAGAATAAATCTCAAGCGATCGCCCCTGACCCGCCCGCAGGTGCAGCGTCTTGTCATCAGAAGCATAAACGAGCCCCATCTCCTGACCGTTGATATCGTGGAACCAAAGATGTTTGTTGCCACTTCCGCGAATATAGATGGCATTTCTTGCAAGTTCTGTCATCCCGTCAAATGCCCTGAACGCACCGGGCGCTGTAACGCTATTATTATCCGCGTCGTATTGCACCGCCCTGAAATAACGCCAGCCGACACTTGCACCGTCATCTTCACGTATGGCAAAAAGAATCGTTGAATTCGTATAGCTTACGAACTGGATCAGCGGGCGGTTATAGAGGCCGCCATAGGAGGGGCTGGTCGCCGAGATGACCTCAATATAATAATAATCCTGCTTGAGAAACTGCGGCGTATTGGTGCAGTAGCGCACATCAATAAACAGCGATTCCCCGACCGCAAAAGGATATGTCGCAAAATTAATCGGGTCATGGTTGCAGGACGAAACAAAATTCCCTTTATACCCAACCGGTACTAAATCACCCGCAGCTTTATCGGCTACGTTTCTGTAAGCAGCATCCCGCAGGTTGTTTTTGAGGTTACTCACGTCATCACTGACCAGCTTCACTGCTTTTGGCGTAGCCGCGAGCGTCTCAGAGGTGCTGTTAGTTGCGCTACTGAGCTGGACGATACCCTTTTGCGCCGTGGTCGCGTCCTGAGCCGAATATTTACCGGCGGCAAGGTCATATGCGGCCTTAACCGCTTTCGGCGTCGCTGCGACGCTCTCAGACGCGCTGTCGGTCGAGCTACTGAGCTGGACGATACCCTTTTGCGCCGTGGTCGCGTCCTGAGCCGTATATTTTCCGTTAGCAAGGTCATATGCTGCCTTAACCGCTTTCGGTGTCGCTGCGACGCTCTCAGACGCGCTGTCGGTCGCGCTACTGAGCTGGACGATACCCTTTTGCGCTGTGGTCGCGTCCTGAGCTGTGTATTTTCCGTTGGCAAGATCATACGCAGCCTTGACTGCCTTCGGCGTCGCGGCGAGCGTCTCAGACGTGCTGTCGGTCGCACTGCTTAGCCGGGTGAACCCTTTTTCACTGAGCGTGGCGTCAGGATGACGGCGTGACTGCTCATGCTCTGCGAGCTTATCGTCGACATAGTCCTGTGTTGCCATGACCGTTGAGGTGTCAATCGTCAGCTCGACTGACTCGATGTCGCTGACCATGATGACCATACGCACGGTCTGCGCGCGGCCTGACCCTTCCTCAAGTTTCGGCTTATAGCTTTCCGCCATGTTTCCGACGGCAATCAGCGTGCCGGTGTCGTCATAGAGCCCCATTTCGCGCATCCAGAAACCGCCGGTTTCAGGCGGGATGAGCAGCTCCGCGATCACATAATTTTGATGCTTGTTGTCCTGGCTGATTTTGTTCAGCGCATGACGCCAGACCTCATTGATGAGTTTCGTCTGGCTGGCATCAGGCACCGGCAATGCGCCGCCGCCGTCGCCGATGGCCATCACCGTGAAATTCACTTTTTTTCCGTTCGGGACGGTCGCTGCAGCAAGCTTAATCGCACCGGCTTTGGTGATGACCGTTTTATATTTTACTGTCATTGTGTTCTCACTTATCCGGGTAAACCGTGATGGTGTCGCCGTCATACGTCAACGCGCCGGTGTACAGATAGCCCGGCACGTCCTGAATAATGTTGAGGCCGATAAGATGGCGACTGGCTGGCTTTGCATCCGCAATGAGCCGCTCCATCTCGTAATACATTTCCTCGGTGATGCCGGTCTCTAACACACCGATATCGAGGCGAAACGTGCCGGGCGGGTCGTTAGTTTCCCACCACTCGGACACGTTAATCAGATAGCCGAGCGGCTCCACCACGCGACGCACTGCCCCAATCGTCCCTTTGTGCGCATGGATAAACCACGCTGCACGGATCACATCGCGCTTTGTGGCCTCCGGCCAGTTCTCATCCCAGCGGTCAACGGAAAACGCCCACGCCAGCCACGGCAGCAGATTTGCCGGGCAGTCGTCAGGGCTCCAGAGACGACGCAGCGGGACAGGGGTATTTTCAATCTCAGCGCAGGCACGCGCCGCCGCCACCTCAAGCGGTGACGAGCCCACCGGCAGCAGGCGGGTATTACTCATCGTTACCCCCTATGGTGACGCGGTAGTCACTGCACCATGAGGCCTGCGTGGCATCGAGCACGATGTCGGCCACCGGTTCGGCCAGCTCGACACGCTGGACGCCCTCAACGTGGAGCGCGGCATAAATCGCCGATTTGCGGATATCGCGCCCGAGCCGGTGCTGCGCGGTGATATACGCCTGCAGCTTTGCTTTCGCCGCACTGAGCACAGGCTCGCTTTCGGGACCAGGGTAAAGGTAAAGCGATGCGGTGATTTTATAGTCGACTATATTCGCCGACTGCACGGTCACGCGGTCAGCGACCGGTCTGACGTCCTCATCGTTCAGCGCGTTGCGCACGATGGCGAGCAGCTCGTCAGACGCCACGCCGTTATTCTCGCGTGACAGCACCGTAACCGTGACGCACGCAGGCTCCGGGCTTATTACCGAAATATCGGCGACCCGCCCGTCAGCGCTGCGACCATGAAACTGATAGGAGCCGGTAGAGCCTGCGGTACTCAGCCCCTCAAAGGCCTGCTGAATGCGCAGCCGGTAGTCGGTGTCCGACTCCATCACGGCAGGCGTCGGCGGTAATGTCGTGTCGTCTGCAGGGGTGATGACAAGGCGCTCAACGTTGTAATTTCCGCCTAACTGGTCGAGGTCTGCGCCGGTGGCGTAGGCCAGCATGACCGCGCGCGCAGCCTCATTGACGCGCTGTCGCCAGATAACTTCCCGGTAGGCGTTTTCCTGCAGCAGCTTTACCAGCGGCTCAGACTCAAGCGAGAGCGTGCGCGCGACGGCGTCCTGCTGGTCTTCCGGGTACAGCGAGACGAGCGTCGCCTTTCGTTCGCTGAGGATGGTTTCATAGTCCAGTTCTTCCACGACGTCAGGCGCGGCGAGCTGGTTAAGGTCAACAATTGCCATAGCGTTTAACTCAGTGGAATGGTGAGTGAAAAAGGCTGGCCGCCGGTGGAGCGGGTGCCGGTGATGTCGACATACAGCCCGCCGTCGGTTTCAGACCGTTCAAAGGTGATGGTCGTAAGATTTACGCGGGGCTCCCACTTCTGGATCGCGGAATAGCACGCGGCCATAATCTGCAGGCGCAGCGCCGGGGTCTGCGGTTGGTCAATCATCTGCGACAGGAGCGAGCCATATTCACGGCGCATGACACGTGAGCCAACCGGCGTGACCAGAATGTCGCGCACGCTTTGCCGGATATGCTCAACCTCAGTGATACTGAGCCCGGTCTGGCCGTTCATTCCCAGATAACGCACCGTCATTGCGTCCCCTTAGTCCAGCTTCCGCCGCTCTGTACGTTGCCGTGCGCGTGCTTATCCACCTGCACGCCGTTTGATTTCAGTGTCCCGCCGGTGTGCTCGATGTTCCCGCGCATGGTGCCGCCTTTCTGCACTTCGAGCGTGCCGGTCGTCAGCTTGTTGGTGCAAACCACCTCCGGCGTATCGAGCGTGATGCGGCTCGACGCTTTCACCAGCACCACCGGCACGGTGGCCGTAATGGAGTCCAACGCGGTGACGTCTGCGGTTTTGATACCTGACACGGTTAGCGCGCCGTTTTCTGGCTCATACTCGATAACCGCCCCGTCAGGAAAGGAAACGTGAAGCGCATCGGGTGAGGCCGAGGGCGCGGGATGGTCATCAGAGAAAATGCCCGGCAGCACAAAAGCGGTATCGAGCTCGCCGCCGATGGCCAGCAATAACACCTGCTCACCGACTGAGGGAGCCCACCACACGCGAGAGCGACCGGCGCGACTGGTAAGCCAGTTAAGCCAGGTGGTTTCGATGCCGCCGGTCTGGACGCGACAAAGTCCCTCGTCGAGGTCGACGTCGGTCACGATACCGGTGCGGATAAGGTTGCGGATCGCGCGTGCGATTTCCTGCAGAGAATTTATATTATTCATGGGGAAAGGATGCCGCCGGTCAAGGCCAGAGGCAATTAAATAGCGTTTTGCCATGAATAGTACAACTGACGATTTTTAATTTCTTTCAAATACTCACTTTAATAACAAATATTTCACACCTTTAACCTGGGGGTTATTTTCTAAAATTTAACACATTCATAGTTTTAACTTTAAAAAAAACAAAACTTAGGGATAATAGCCGATGTAGTAATAATAAGAATGTGCATGAGGTTTTTAGCGGGGTGGTAAGATGATGTCTCCCTCCCCGCTTTTTTAATTTCACAAACTCCCATCACCCATTCAACAATCACTGATAAATCTTCATCTAGCCTATAACCACACCTCTTTGATAGCTCAAAGCAGTAACAAAAAACAACATCCTTCAAAACAAAAAACCTAGCTTTTCGACCAGACCCTAATGCAATTTCGCTCGTCATTTTTTTTGCTTGACACAAGGTTTTATCTGCTCGACCGACAAAATCAACCTCATTTAATTTTCCTTCAGTTAATGAGTAGATACCCATACTCACAGTGACAGGTTCGTTAACACCACCTTTTTTCTTAACTCGCAAATCATAGTCAATTCTGTGTTTAATGCGATTAGCAATAACCAGGGCATTTTGCTGAGATTGGCCGGATAATAATATGGAAAATTCCTCCCCTCCCAGGGATAAGAAACATACCTTTTCTGTCACAGATAAACTTCAAAACCAATGTGATTACAATTAAACAATTAAAAATCATCAATATTACCAAAGCACCATAAAAAATAACTGGAGCACCCCCCATTAACATTATCAACATATAGCCCATAAACTTTAAACAGCATCAACATTAAACCACACATCAACAACAAAAAACACATAAGGCCAATGGGTTTATATTTTATTCTTCTTAACATGCGAATGACCTTTAACTGTCAAATAAAATTAACTTTTAAAAAGTTAGAATTAATCAAAGCTAACTCACACGCATAAACTTTAGTTATGCCAAAAATGCCATAAAATTCAAAAAAAACCTTTAGATGCTAAAATATAAGTTTAAATAAATTAATTTACTTTCAAAGAAATAACCGGGGTGGCGAAAGCGTACATTTAAACCGTATCGTATTGAATAAATTGCATTGCAACCTTAAAACAAAAACCTCATACCTTTTCAAAGGTAAGGGTTAAGAAATCATCAAGCCAGTACGGTTAAGAATTACCAGTGATGAATTGTGGCGCCGGGTGCCTCCCGGTAATTCTTTGCCAGTCCAAAGAACTGCGAGCATACTGCAAGTTTGTATGACTGGTTCGCCCCTCCGCTTAGGGGGATTCACCACACTGATAAGATATAAAAGAACATTACACCAGTCAAGAAAGAGGGGAGATGAGCACATTAATAGCTTTATGACTCATCAATTATAAACAAACAACAATCCAAACCATTTAACGAGAACCACCCAAACAAAGAAGATATTCAAAAACCTTATTGGGAACTTTTAATTCATAAAAAAAAAAGCCTAACAACACATTGTGATAGGCTTGAAAAATTAGGTTGCTTACCAGACATGAACTTCTGATGAAGCACTCTAAGCATAGCATCATTTATCAGAATCATAACAATTTATCAGTGTGATTTTTTTTGCCAAATCGAACTTTGAAAGCAGGCTTCGCTTTACCCCAAATCATCCAGTGGAAACAATGTACTATCTGACTGAAAAATCTAGATTATTCATGGAAAAAGGATGCCGCCGGGCGAGGCCAGCGGCAATGGAACGGTGTTTTGTGGTCGTTGTGACAACGATCAGCGAGTGAGGTGTTTAATTATCAGCGTCTCGACGAGCTGTTTAACCTCCCGGCTGAATCCGAGTAACTGGCGTTCTGGATATTGCACGTCCTTTGCATGCGTGTTTGGCCGGTCTTTTAGCCCGTACTGGTGAACGCGAGCGATGCGCTGCACTTTGCCGGTAAATTCCACCACTGCACTGTTTTCACGGCCAGTGGCTTTCATGTAACGGCTCGCGCGCAGCTTCTGAAACATCGCCCTTTTTATTCGCCCGGTCTTTGCCCTGAGCGGCTGGCGCTTTCGCGCCTGATACGGTGAGCCGTCCGGGGCTTTTTGCTGTTTGATGCGTTGCTGTTGCGACTTGCGCAGCTCCTTTGCAATCTCCCCGGCCAGCTTCCGACGTCCTGCCGGTGACAGGGCAGCAATCAGACCATTGAGCCTGTCCTCAAAGGGCTTAAAGTCACTCATCCCACTTACTCACCAGTTCGCCGTTGATATAGAGCTCTTTTGGCCGGGTGACAGGCTCCGGCGGTGGCGGCTCCGGGGCATAGCTGACGTGCAGCGCGCCGTTTTCCTCTTTGATGATGGTGCGCTCGGTGAGCTGCAGGCTGATGCTGATATCAACACTGTCCCCGTCGTTTAAATCCATCTGGAAACGGTAGCCCTTTTTGCGACCGTCATCGAGCGTGCAGATATCCGGCTGATTCTCACGCAGCCATGCGGCCACCGGCACGAATATCAAATCGGGGTCGCCCACAAAGTCACACACGATCACATTCAGTGTGTAAATCTTTTCGTGTGACAGCGTGGCCGCGAGCCGCGCATCGATATTGCCCTCATCGGCAAAGATACGCATCATTTCGGGGTTTGTTTCCAGTTGCGGTACGGCTTTAATCAGCGCTTCGCGCAGGCTGCGTGCTTTCTTCATCGAGTTTGTCCTGACAGTCTTTGACGGTTTCAACCTGCAGCGCGCAGGCGGCGAGCGCGTGCTCAAGCCTGCGAATATCGGCGCTCAGGTCGCCATTAGTGGCCGGGTCGCTTCCCGGCATCGGGCAATAGCTCACCTTCGGGCAGGCGCTGTAAACAATGACCGGCGGAGGCGCAGGCGGCGCGGGTGTGCAGCCGACGCACAACATCAGGCAGCTCAGCGCTATACCAGCGGCGTAAGGTTTCATTCTCATTTATCAGCCTCGTAATGGTTTCTTCACGCCGCACGGCCATCGCACCGGCGGCCAGCAGTTCGCCGCGTAAACTGACCTGCGCGGTTTCGTTCGTCCTGGCGATTCGCTGCGAGACGGAAAGCTGATTTTCCAGCATCCCGATCGCGGTTTTTTGTTCAGTGGCTACCTTGTTTGCCCGTTCAAACGAGCGCGTCAGCTTGCCGTTTTCATGACGCTGCCAGAGCACAACCGCAATCAGCGCGGCCAGTAAAAACAACATCAGTTTCATTGAAGCCCCCTGAGGCAGTAAGCACGCTCGCGCGCGCGGCGGTTTTCCAGCCCCTTGTTAATTTCGCCATTCACATAAACCCAGCGGGTGAGCTGGTCGCACGCCTGCGGCCATTGCTGGCGCTTAATAAACGAGACCAGCGTCGACCGGCAGGCCGCACCGGTTCCCACGTTGAATGAGAAACTGACCAGCGCGTCGTAAACGTGCTGCGGCATTTTCACCGGCGTGCATACGGCCAGACGTTTCTCGACGTTCAGCACATCCGCGACGAGATTCGCCGCCGCCTGACGTTCGGTGATTTCCCCTTTTGGCACGACGCCTGCAGTGTGGCCGATGCCCGACGTCCACACTCCCGCGCTGCACTGGTAAGGCGTCAGGCGACAACCTTCGAGGTCGGCAATCAGCGCCAGCCCCCCGGGCGAGGTGTTAAGCAGACGAAAGTCAGGCATCAGCGCTGCCAGCGCCAGCACGGCGGCCACACTGCATTTTTTAACGATTGATTTCACGAATAGCCCCTTTATCGAGTCCGAGCGATGTCAGATAGAGGTACGTCTTGCGCTTAAACCAGTAGTTCGTCAGCGCGGTAAAAATGGCGCATCCGCCGCCCACGTAAAGCGCCATCTTCTCGGGCGACATTGCCCCGACATATGCCAGCCCCACGGCCAGCCAGTAGGCGATAAACGTGGTGATTTTTTCCATACTCAGTCCCATAGATTCACCGTTTCGGTTCTGGCCGCGCTCTCGGTCTCGGGCAGCTCTATTGCCGTGCCGTGCGGCAGGATCACACCGAGCTCAGACAGACCGGGATTAGCCTCTAGGACGGTTTCGACCACGCCCTCAGTGCGCCCGTAGTACCGGGCGCAAATCGCGTCGAGGGTGTCGCCCTGAAGCGCGTAGGCTTTCATCAGATTTGCCCCACGATGCAGCGCGCTTTGTCCTGGATGCGCGCGACAGACCAGCGCATATCCCGCCACATTTCATCGATAGTGCTGTCGATGCTGTCAGCCTTTTTGTCGCCTTTGGCGGTCGCATCCACGCCGCGAAAACGTTCATAAAGCGTGGCCGTCGTCATCGAACACACGGCGTTGAAGTAGTGGAAAACGCGCACGCTCTCGCCGTCGAGCTTGTCGGTCGGGACATCCGCCAGCGTGGCGTAACCGGCATCGAGCTGAATTTCGCGCCAGTCGCTCAGCTCCGCGTTAGTCTCCGCAATGGCGGTCTTAATCGCCCGGCGCAGGCGAACGGGGGAAACGGTCTGCTCCAGTCGCATTTCTTCCCGCACGCGCTTTGGATCAACGTCAGGAAAAAACGGGGTGTTTTTGATTACCGGCTCGCTCACGCCCGGTGGCGGTATCACCACGCCCGGCACATCCTGCGGCTCTTTTTTTGGCTCAATAATCAGCGTCGTCATGACAACCTCGGGTAATGGGTGGGCGGTGGACGCCGGTCGCAGTCAGGGCAATAAATACCCGCATTGACCGGCGTGCCGCCCGGCTCGGGGAGCGCTCGGTTAACCTGCGGCTTTTGCCGCCTTTGGTGGACGCCCGCGCCGTGCCGCCGGTTTAGCGGCGACTTTGCGCGCGCGCGGTTTAGTCTTTTGGGTTTTCGGTGCCGGTTCGGGTTTTGGCCTGAGCTGACGCTCTAACTGCTCGATGTCTTTTCGAACGCCGATGGAGCTCTCTAACTGGATCGCACGCTGCAGGTGCGCCAGCGCCTCCGGCAGTTGCTCCGCATCACGCAGCACGTAGCCGGTGATTTTGTGCAGCTTCGCACGCACGATGTCGGGCATATCCGCACGCTCAGTTAGCGCGAGGGTGTCGAGCAGGTTCGCCAGTTCAACCGGCTGCTTTGCCGCAATCAGACGCTGCGCGGCGAGCGTGACCTCTTCGGCCAGCAGGCACGGGGTCGGACGGCGACCGACCGGCATGGTGAGGCCGTAGGTCATGGCGTAACGGGCTATTTCCAGCGCCCCGGCGATATCGTCAGCATCAAGACGCCAGAGCATCACAGTCATAACGATGTCATCCTGCGCCCCTTTGCCGTTTTCGAGGACGCCAGCCACCCACGGCAGGTAGAACGGCAACAGCTCGCGCTTTTTCGCGGCTTTACGCTCTTTAGAGCTGATTTGTTTTAGCGTACGGTTGTCTGCGGCCAGCTTCACGAGCATCTGCTCATAGGCAGTTGCATTGCGCAGCGGGACAGCAGCCCGCCGCGCAGTTTCAGAGGCCGAGACCCGCATCATGTGACGCGCTGCGGGACTCATCATGGCTTACTCTCCGCTTTCCGGTGTTGCAGGTGCGGTGAAGTCACCGAGCTTGATGTTTTCAATCAGGCAACCGGCAGCGTAAGCCTCGACCACGTAGTCAATATTCATGGACTCGTAGTTTTCGATGCGGTCTTTCTTCGGGTTCTCGATGATGCTGCGGCGGTGTGCGTCATCCATGAAGTAGATAGACAGGTTGTCGAGACGCGTCACCATCAGGGCATTAGCCGGGAAGTAAGGCACGCGCACGGCAGGCAGATTGCCGATGCGTTTCTGGCTGATGATGATGTCAGCGGCCAGCGACTCGGTGTTTTCCTGCTCTTTGTTGACGATCGGGAAATACTTATCCGCCATCAGCTTACGGCCAGTGATGACAACCAGCTCCGGGTCATCCTGATAAATCTCGTCAATCAGGTTGCCGGTGGCATCCATGACCAGCGCGTCGAGGTTCGCATAGTCGCCGCTTTTACCCACGCGGATCACGTCGGAAATAACAGCACCTTCCTCGTCGGTGATTTTGGACATCACGCGCGCGGGAGCCTGATTGCGGTATTTCTGCAGCCAGCCAATCGCCACGTCCTGCAGCAGTGGATTTTTTTTACGGTCAGACGTCGCCGCGCGCTCGATGCCGTTAAAACCGGCCATGATGTAATCGAGGGACTGACGTTTGATGATGGCGTCACGGATACGAATCTGGAAGTCCTGGAATCGAGCCCACAGGTCGAGCTGTTTGTAGCGGATATGGAAGTCGAAGTTAATCTGGTCGCACTCATATTTAAATGACTCCAGCGCGGTAAAGTCAGCGGTTTTACGCTCATCATCACCGGTGGTGTCGGCGGTGCTCGCAATCGTACCGTTGACCCCCACCCCGACTTTTTCACCTTTCAGCTCGTCGACTGGCACGATGTTGATTTTGGTCAGAAAAGCGGATGACATCTGCAGGGTCGTCATCAAGGTTTGTGTGACCGACGGCTCGACGGTGAACTTCTTCGCCACGTCATCGGTGGAAATACCGTTCATCTCCGCGACGCGGGACAGGTAGGCATTAAATTTGAAGCGGGTATCTTTACGCATGGTTTTTCCTGTTCGGGTAAAAGGGTTCAGGCCGGGCAATGCACCCGGCGTGTTATCAGCAGTTGGTCAGCAGCTCGTCGCCCGTCCCGCCTTTTGAAAGCTCGCGGCGCGGCTGGCTCTGGCTTTCGGTACTGTCGAGAGAGTTTTTCAGGGAGGTAAACGCCTGCGCGTTTTTATCGACTTTGCTGGTCACGTCCTGCTTAAGCTGCGCAAAAGCGGTCTCGAGCTCGGTGACGCGTTGGTCGGTGGCGCTGAGATTGGTTTGCACCTGTTCGGTGACGGTGGTCACCGCCTCATGTACATCGGCGAGACGCGCGTCATCGCTGGCCTGCTTACGGCCAAAAATGGCTTTGACCTTGTCGGTCAGGCTGTTGAGCATGGTGTCGGGGACGTCCTCAAACTCCAGCTCAGCCAGTGAGGCCACAGAAAAAACGTCGTCCGGCTGGTCTTTTTTACCGGCGAGCGGGTTCTGCGTGGCGCGGCTGCAGAATTCGAGGTATTCCGTGCCGAGGCTTGCCGGGTCATCGGTGACGGCCAGCCCAATCAGATAGCACTTGCCGCTGTTTGAGAAGTTCGGGCGGATCTCCATGGAGGTGTAAACCTTCTGCCCGGCACGCACCATGCTGACCAGCTCGTCGAGCGGGGCAATTTTGGCAAACAGCGCCTTTTTGCCGTTGAGGACAGAGTCATCACTGATAATCTCCGCCTTAAGCTCGGTCACATCGCCATAACGTTTAAACGGGCTGTCAGGCATAAGACCGCGGATATGTTCGAGGTTGATGCGGCAGCCGTAGACGCGCGGGTCGAACGTGTCGGCCATTTCCTGAATATCATCGCCGCTGATGACGCGGCCATCGCAGGTGTCACCCTCGACGCCGATGCGAAACCATTTAGAAACTTTCTTTGCCATTGTTCAGGTGTCCTGATGTTGGGTTTTCGGGTCGGGTTTAGTTTCCCGACTCTGACCCGTATCAGCCACCGCTTGCGCTCCTGTTAGATCTGATACAACAGGCACTTAGCGCTAATAACATCTCATTTCCTTAGCCTTGCCACGTAACACCCAAAACGAGGCAAGCATGACCATTTCAACAGACCTTTCACTGCTCAATGACCCGCGACGACAGGCGCGGCTGTTGTACTGGCAGGGGTTCGCCGTCCCGCAAATCTGCGAGATGCTGCAGCTCAAGCACCCGACCGTGCAGAGCTGGAAACAGCGTGATGGATGGGAAGAAACCGCGCCGATTAACCGCGTGGAATCGACGCTAGAGGCGCGACTTATCCAGCTCTACGCAAAGCCAGACCTGACCGCGCATGACTTCAAAGTCGCTGATTTTTTGTCGCGCCAGATGGAGCGTCTCGCGCGCGTTAACCGCTACGGCCAGACCGGAAACGAGGTGGATTTAAACCCTAATATCGCCAGCCGCAACAAAGGGGATCGCAAAAAGCCGAAACGTAACTATTTCAGCGAGGAGGCTATCGGGAAGCTGGAAGAGATTTTCTTCGACCAGTCGTTTGAGTATCAGCTCCGCTGGCATAAAGCGGGATTAGAGCACCGCATCCGCCACATCCTAAAATCCCGCCAGATTGGCGCGACGTTCTACTTTGCGCGCGAGTCCCTCCTGCGCGCGCTCAAGACCGGGCAAAACCAGATATTTTTGTCGGCCAGTAAAACGCAGGCTTACGTGTTCCGTAAGTACATCATCGCATTTGCCCGTCTGGTTGACGTCGACCTGTCAGGCGACCCGATCGTCATCGGCAACAATGGCGCTGAGCTGATTTTTCTTGGTACCAATTCCAACACCGCGCAGAGCCACAACGGCGACCTGTACGTCGATGAAATTTTCTGGATCCCCAATTTCCAGAAGCTGCGAAAAGTCGCCTCGGGTATGGCCTCGCAGTCGCACCTGCGCACCACCTATTTTTCGACTCCGTCGACGCTGGCGCACGGTGCTTACCCGTTCTGGTCAGGCGAGCTGTTTAACCGTGGCCGCAGCAGCGCCGCCGAGCGCGTCGACATTGATATCAGTCATCAGGCGCTTGCCGGTGGCGTGCTGTGCGCGGATGGACAATGGCGGCAGATTGTCACCATTGAGGACGCGCTCGCCGGTGGCTGCACCCTGTTTAACCTCGACCAGCTTAAGCAGGAAAACAGCGCGGATGACTTCCGTAACCTGTTTATGTGCGAGTTCGTCGACGATAAAGCGTCGGTATTCCCGTTCGAGGAGCTGCAGCGCTGTATGGTCGACGCGATGGAAGAATGGGAGGACTTCGAACCCTTTGCCGACCGTCCGTTTAACTGGCGTCCGGTCTGGATTGGTTATGACCCGTCACACACCGGCGACAGCGCAGGCTGTTCGGTACTGGCTCCGCCGCTGGTTGCCGGTGGCAAGTTCCGCATCCTTGAGCGCCACCAGTGGAAAGGCATGGACTTTGCCGCACAGGCCGAGGCCATCCGGGCGCTGACCGAGAAATACACCGTCGACTATATCGGCATCGATGCAACCGGCATTGGCCAAGGTGTTTACCAGCTCGTGCGCTCATTCTTCCCGGCGGCGCGCGCCATCCGCTACACGCCGGAAATGAAAACCGCAATGGTACTCAAAGCAAAAGACACCATCAGGCGCGGGTGTCTGGAATATGACGCCGGGGCGACCGACATCACGCAGTCATTTATGGCTATCCGCAAAACCATGACCAGCAGTGGCCGCAGCGCCACCTACGAAGCCAGCCGCAGCGAGGAAGTCAGCCACGCGGATATCGCGTGGGCAACCATGCACGCGCTGTTAAACGAGCCGCTTTCCGCCGGTAGCGGTATGCAATCAAGCTCCATTCTGGATATTAACTAAGATGAAAAAACGCCAAAAGAAACAGCCAAAACAGACCAACATGACCACCAGCGCGCCGCAGAAAATGGAGGCGTTCACCTTTGGTGAGCCGTCACCCGTTCTGGATCGCCGCGACATCCTCGACTATGTCGAATGCATCAACAACGGCAAATGGTACGAGCCGCCGGTCAACTTCTCGGGACTGGCAAAAAGCCTGCGCGCCGCCGTACACCACAGCTCCCCGATTTACGTCAAGCGCAACATTCTGACCAGCACCTTTATCCCGCACCCGTTGCTGTCGCGTCAGGACTTCAGCCGCCTTGTGCTTGATTATCTGGTGTTTGCCAACGGCTATCTCGAAAAGCGCATGAGCGTAACCGGCCAGCTCTTTAAACTGGAAACCTCCCCGGCCAAATACACCCGCCGTGGTGTCGAGGATGGCGTTTACTGGTACGTGTCGAGCTTTACCCACCCGCACCAGTTCGCCCCCGGTTCGGTGTTTCATCTGCTTGAGCCTGATATCAATCAGGAGCTCTACGGGATGCCGGAATACCTGAGCGCGCTAAATTCCGCCTGGCTGAACGAATCCGCCACGCTGTTCCGTCGCAAGTATTACCAGAACGGCGCGCACGCGGGTTACATCATGTACGTGACCGACGCGGCGCAAAGCAGCACCGACGTCGAGGCGCTGCGCTCCGCGATGCGCGACTCGAAAGGACTCGGGAATTTTAAAAACCTGTTTTTCTATGCCCCGAACGGGAAACCGGACGGCATTAAGATCGTGCCGCTGAGTGAAGTCGCCACCAAGGATGATTTTTTTAACATCAAGAAGGTGAGCGCCGCTGACCTGCTCGATGCGCACCGTGTGCCGTTCCAGCTCATGGGCGGCAAGCCTGAAAATATCGGCTCGATGGGCGATATCGAGAAGGTGGCGCGGGTGTTTGTGCGCAACGAGCTGACGCCGCTGCAGGAGCGTTTCAAAGAGATAAACGACTGGCTCGGTATGGAGGTGATCAGATTTAAGGAATATGAATTGGGTAGCTGATGCGTATGCTATCCAAACCACTATAGTTATTATAGATACATCCCCAAGTAAATCATCTCAAGCCCTTGGTTTCTTTAAAAAGAAGTAACCAAGGGTTATATTTGTCAACGATTATACGAATTAGCAATAATAACCCGTTCAGCAAGATACTTAACGAGTGGAACTTCTTTTTTCACAATTCCTTCCGAGTGAGAATTTGGAATATAACCATCTTTACGATTATAGCGATCGGATGAATGCACTAACGTGTTCCTTATTATCTTAACCCTTTTCGATACATTCCCAATAACATGACCTTGCTGAAGTCGAATATCATTTTCTTCACCAAATACGCTTCTTTTTTTCGTAAACCATGATTCATCAAGGTAAGCTTCATACTCTTCAATAAAGTCGGTTAACTCAGACTCATCTACATAATGCTTTAGCACCATTCTCAACATTTCTGTTTCATCCGATTCTCGTTTGTGATTCGCAGTTTCCTGAATTAGTTTATCTAGCTGTTTGGGTTTAGCAGAAAACGCCGGGTTATTGATTATAGCAGACATCTTGCGATATAACTCTTCATCCGAAATAGAAACAAAGAAATACTCTAGCACTTGGTAAAACGATAAATATTGATTGACTGGATCGTCCGTAGCCATTCCACGCTGATAAAACCTAAGAATATCTGTATTTAAACTTCCTTTTGGTAATGGGTAAACCCCATTAATATCACGCTCTCCAAATTGAAATGGCCTCTGATTCTCTGAGCGACGAGGCCATTTTTCATCAGGTGATAATGCAATATTTTTTAAATAGGACAAATTGAACAGACAACCTTCAATTATATTCTGGCTTTTCTTAATTGCCTGGGTGTGATCAGAAGCTCCGATGTTATACACACGAATAGTTAAAGGGGTATATAGGATATCAAAAAAACTGTTACCACTATAGTTTGGACGCCTAGTGATTCGTTCAATAGAATGTTCCAGGTACCCTTCACTAAAACGGAAAAAGTTCTTGAAGTTATCGCTTGCCTCACCTATTTCTGCATAAATACCGCCACTTTCCTTATCTCCAAAAATAAAAGGACCTCGCCGAGCAATTAAAAAAGAATTGAAATAGCGACTTCCAGAACTGATTACTTGCTCACGATAATTAGAACTACACATAGAACATTCTACCGGACCGGCTATGAAATCATCTCTTGTTTTTTCAAAATCAATAAAAGACTGTAGTTCTTCCGAAGAAACTTTAACTATATCATTATGTCTTGTCTTAAAAAAAAGCTCGCTGTGATGTTCATCAACCAATTCTAAAAATGGAACTGAGTACTTTTCTTTAAAAGTTTTTTTTGCAGTAATAATATCCACTATTCTAACCCCCTAAATAAACATTCTTTAGAAATAGAAAATGCCAATGGAAAATCTTACTTCATCTTAACCTCGCCAATAGTAAGAAATCAACACTAAATAACTTATAATCCACGGCTAATGCGGAATTAATTCGCCCCCAACAACTTAAGGTAAATTTACTAACGTACAGTTATGAATAATTACTGTTACCTCGTCGCGCAATGCTATCCCCGCCTCGCCTGCCCGCTTAATGGGTCGCTTTTAATGCAGGTGCATCTCAAGCCCCGAGCCGCGCCAGCGCTGGCGCTGGCTGGCAAATCCTGAAATAAAAAACAAATGCAAACTCATGCACCTGATGCATGCATGGGCTAATTAGACCCAAGCTGTATTTTATAATTTGTATAATCTGCTTTTGCTATCATTATTTCAATGCCATTTTTTTTGGCGAAATTTTCAATGAAAACCCGCATATCTCCGACTAAACGTTCGCCAATAATTATCGTATCAATGCAACAGCCTTGCAGGGGTACCTCAATACCACTCTGATGTTCGTAAACAGCATCACTGTCGAGGAAATACAAGCTTCTTACCTCTTCCTCCCGCTCCCAATCAGAATGTTTAACAAGTGCAAAGTCAAAATTTATAGATGCCGTCTCACCACGAGTCATCTCAAGAAGATGTTTATAAAGATCAACTTTAGGAGCTTTAACGTCATATGTCACATCAGAAAGTTCAATACCAGAATTCTTCAATCTTTCTTTATTATATGCAAAGCATATTCCTTTCATTCCGCTCCCATAATACCCCCACATCAATCTGCTATTATAGTTCTTAGTAAAACTGGCAACGGCAACATTCTTTTGAAACTCCTTTAGAAAACCTTTAGCAAAACTATCTCCCCACACATCATCAATGCGTTGATAAATTTCATTAAGTTCATTTCTATCTAGTAGCTCTCGAAGCCATTCCCCCTCACCTGTAATTGTATCCAACCTATCTACCAGAGTTGAAAGGTCCGATTTATCAAACTGCCTAAGAGACTCTTTATCAAAATGATAAAACATATCAAATGGGTCATTAAGAATACTATTTTTGGAATGCCAAATAGCATTATTAACAAGCTCATTTATAGTATTGATATTATCCCCTCTAAACCTGAAGATATGCGTTTCACTTGAAAGAATCATTCTGGCCCCTTTAAGTCAATAAAAAAAAGAAAGACTCTAACGCCTCACCCGCCCGTTGTTCAACCCCGACAGCACCGAAAACAAGCTCCAGCACTAGCGGCATTTCCTATTGGCTACGTGGTGGCGGGATTATTGGACCGCGTGTCGGTGGAAATGTGGTCGCATAGGAATTAGTTCGAATCATGTAATCTTTCATAAACTCCACTCCGTTTTGTGTGTATGACCCGGCCACTCATCAGCAGTCGGATATCTGAATTTTTTATCGCCATAAATCACCGTTGCCCCACGCGCCAGCGCATCAAGCTCCCACCGTTCCGGGCTAATGCCCTCCTGAGCTAAATCGAAACGAATTTTTGCGACGCGATCCCTTTCGAGCTTTGTCATCCTGGCTGATGGCACTTGCTCGCTGGTTTTGAGCTGCGCATTGCTTCTTTGCTGCCGATGTTTGCGCGGTGCGCCAGCTTTTAACGCCCCGTTAAGCACCTTCACGACGTCCGGCTCATTCCAGCCGATAACCCCGCGCTCAATCAGATTTAACACCGCTGCGGCTTGCTCAGACGGTGTGGGTGTCATAACTGGATCGCCACATCCGGTGAGCCTTCCACAGTTATTGACAGGACTCCGAGGCGCGGCAGAGCCGCTTTTTAAGGTCAAAGGCTCAACGGCCAAAACCTTTGGAACGATTCGCCATTCGGCTGTACGGGTTACATGGACACGGTGAGCCCCGAGGTGAGGGGCATAAATACCGACCACCCTCTCTATATCTTCCTCGTACTCGTTGACCTCATCCGTCACCTTACGGGCGACCCTGACGGCCTGAGCATCACGCGGCATGTTTGCCCCACCCTGCGCGATGATGTACCTCTCAAAATCCCCCTCATCTGCAGCAGCTCGCGCGGCCTCGACCCTGTCGTCAAATTCGCTGGCAATGCTTACGCCGCGCGGAAGCTTGCGCAGTTCGCGGTAAGCGCCCATTGTGGGGAGTCCAATTGGTTTAAACTGCGGGATGCGCCATGTAGACGCCCATGCGGTGACGGCTGCGGCCGTATCTTTCAGGGGCTTGCCGGTGTCGTGATCGAGCTGGCCGTCGAGCGCGTAGCCGTCGATATTTTTGGCAATGTATTTAGCGATATAACCCGCCGCGCCGCCCTGATTAAGATGACGGGACTCAAAGCGCTGTTTTGCCGCGCCCTTTTCGTGCCCGTCCTCTTTGAGGGCATATCGACGCATAATTTCGTTAATGGCTTTACGCTGACCGGGTTTGCAAAACAGCATCATGTGCCAGTGCGGCGTGCCGTCGTGGTGCGGTTCGACAACGCGCATCCCGTACACTTCCAAATCGTTATCTTTGAATGCGGTACGCATCAGGCTCCAGATTCGGCAGAGATAGCACTGGCCGTCTTTGGGTGTGAATGCTGTTTCGTTCCAGCCGTGATTGAGCTGCACCGTTTTGCTTTCACCTTTGCCAACCTGACGGGTCGGGTGATACTTCGATGGTGTGGTCAGCGTGATAAACATCCCCACGTCACCAACGCTGGCCGCGTAGCGCTCAATCCCGGCGATGGTGTTCATCAGCTCCATGCGGCGTATCTCAGGATTTGAAATACTCCCCATGACCTTGCTGATGAGGTCGATACGCTCGCCGGTGATTTTGTTTTCCAGCTCGCAGGATTTCAGGTATTCGAGATTAGCCTGGCGGCGCGCGTGAACATCGCGGATCGCTATTTTGCTTGCGTAAGGTGAACGGTCTTTGTTGACCTCACCTGCTGCGATGAGCAGCGCCTCGCGCCAGCGCATCCGCTGCGCCTTGAGCTGGTTGACCCACCACTCGTCTTTAATCAGTCGTGAAATAGCGGAAAATGCCATGCGGATCGTCATCTGACCCTTACGGTATTTTTTCCAGTACATCGGGGTGATGTTAAATGCGCGAGCAATACCGGCCACTTGCCCGTATAGGTGCGACTGAGCTTCATCGGTGAAAAGTGTCTCTTTCCCGCCGTGAGCCTCCGCCCATGCGTCGCTTAACTCCTCGTATTTGCTCCAGAGCTGAGAGGCAATTCTGGCCGCAAATTTCCTGAGCTCTTTGTCATTCATATCTGGTAAGCGCGCATACTGGTCGTGCTCGGACATAAACCCAATCGAGGCGGATTCATTCATCCCGCACAGCTCATTAACACGCTCAAGACGCGGCAGCAACTTGCGCTCAAACGTGTTTTTAAGGAAATGCAGCCCACCCAAAGGGCTCTTTTTACGGCGGATGAAGTTATAACGCGATGTAAACAGCGTTTGCAGGAAAAATGGCAGACGGTCAATACGGTTTAAAACACCTTGCACCTGACGGAGTTCGGCACGTGTAAGGGGTCTGTCGCGGCCAATAGCCTCTTTGTTGACGTTATTCCAGGGATAAGCACCAACAAATGAATCACTGGTACCCTTCAAAAATGGTGGTGGTGGCGAGGGGGCAATACGCCCCCGAGATTCGATGGACATACTATTTAAAGGCTTCCAGACATTGCTTCCCCAGGCGTTCAATTCGAGCTTCCAAAGCTGAGAAGCCAATAAGATCGCTGGTCAAAAGATCATGCAATACCAGGCCTGACATAAGCTTAGGGATAGTTGGGTAGTAACCCACAACGTCCAGCCAATCCTTGCCTTTGTTCTTCCCGGATGTTGCGGTCTTCTTCTCCTGCAAAATGAATTGATAGCGGTCACTGGTGATGACGTACTGGTTATTTATCTCGATGCGTATGCTCATTCTGGCTTCCTTTTAAAAGTGGTTAGCCTGCTCAATCGAAAATTGAGTTGTGCAGATTTGCCGACTCTTGACCTAATAACTCGATAATCTCGGTACGATTGAGCTCAGACTTGCTGATATGCGCGATAAGCCCGTCAAATCGAGATGAGAATCGTGTCGCGAGGTCGCGCTGTGCTTCGTTTACTGCCTGCTCCAGAAGAGCGGAAAACTTGCCATCTGGTACTGTGTTTTGTGTTTGCATTTGCCTATCTCCAGACAAAAGGAGTCCCCACGCTGTAAGGCGCGTAATAAAACGAATCCAGATTAATTAATGTAAATACTGCTCAGGTTTTACCGAGGTTAAAATGGTTGGTGCGTACTCAAAAAGGCTAAACAGTTCTCGCAAAGCGCGGAAAAGTTTGTCACGCCAATAACAGTCCCCTTCATTTAAACGCCAGTGCGGCATCATAAATTCCTGTTCTGTCAGTCCTGCATGAAGAAACAGTGAGCGCCTTTGGCTAACGGTCAGGCGACTAATGAAAGTTGCTTTTGACGTGCCAAGTTGGCGGTGCCGGGCGAATGCAGTTCTCAATTCATCAAGCGCACAAACAAGACGCTCACGATCGGCTTCGGTCATTTCCTCTAAGCGCATGACAGAGTGACGCTGTTTTAATTGTGCGTGGAAACAAACCGTAAGACGCTCCCGCTCCATCATCTGATTGTAAAAATCGCAAGTGTCCTGCCAGCGAGGCTGAGCCAGATACTTGCAGACCAGACCGCGAAGTGCTGTTGGTTGTTTCTGGATCACATCAAGTGTCATTACCGTCATAACCACAGTCCTCTCTTTTTGACCAAGCGACGAAGCTTCTCGATAACACCCGTCTTACGGGTTCGGATGATGATGCCCTTGCGTCCGCGACCGTGAGTGATAGTGAAGTTGATCGGATTAGGGCTTTCTCTTCTAAGCAACTGTGCAATGCAACGAGGTTCATTCTTCATACTGGCCCCCCTAATCCGAGCCACATCAGCCAACCATCGCGAATCTCTTTAGGACGGCTGTCATAAGCCATTTTCATTCCTTTGTTCCATGCTGGCAGGTAGACCCAATATTCCCCTGCGCGCCCACTCGTTGACTGCGGATCAGTCATCTCGACTACAGGCAGCTTGCCCTTCTCAATCATGCCTTTAACGGCTGCAGGTGTTTTACCAATAAGGCGCGCGAATTCCTGGTATGGAACGGCGTCGCTCACACTATCAATGACCCTATTCATTTGTGAGTATTCCTCGTTAGTGTTTTAATTGCTCCTAATGGCTATTAATTGCCATATTGGAGCCATTAGTTTGCGATAACGAATTTAAGATTACTCCGTTATCGTTTTTCTATCAATAGTGGAGTGTTAATTACGATGATACCCGTAAATGAAAAGCTAGCGATCATGCGTGAGTCGGAACGTATGAATAGGAAAGAATTCAGTGACTTAACAGGTGTTCCATACAGCTCTCTTTCGAGTTACGAGAAGGGTGTAAAAGATATGGGCATACAGGCGGTGATGAAGATTTTGAATCATCCTCAGTTCAAAAAATATACGATGTGGTTCATGACAGAGACGATATCACCTGAAGCTGGGCAGATTGCACCGGCTCTCGCGCACTTTGGGCAGCAGACAACAACGTCATCCCACTCAGACCAGAAAACTGGCTAA